TATTCAAGATTATCTTTTGTTGGACATGTAGTCCTCTTTTTCAGAATGATTTTTTCCATTTTGAATTTCCTCCTTTTTAGATAATTCCATCTACACGATAGATGTAATAGTCAGCGTTATTATTTTTATTCCAGGTATTAGCATCATAAATTTTCATGTTGTAAACATTTCTTAAGTTTAAAACGGTTTTTGTCATCGACAATTCAAATACTGTTGTAAACCAAGCAGAATCGCTATCAAAATATGATATTTGCGACGCATTAGCAACATGATAAGTCGACGCATGTAACTTAGAAACATCTTGTTCCCAAATTAAATTATGAGAACCAACAGCAATTGCGTATATTCTCACTCGTCTATAATTAGCCATTCCACTAACTGTTTGAGTGTTTCCGCCTAGTAGTGTTCCGGTCCATAAGTTTACAGTTACTTGGAACTCGGCATTCGCTGGAGGATCACTCGGAGGCGCAGGAAGAACTGGTATATATATACTTCTATTGCTTGTATTTCCTGTTGAATAAATATCAACATATCCAGAGCTAGAAGTATACAATCTTATACGTCCAGTTTTATTACCGGCAGTGCCAGTTGCTGTACTATTACCTACCTGAATAATAGCATGCCCAGCGGTGTCAGCTGTTCCGTTGAGTGAATAATATCTGTATCCATTATTAACTCTTTCTGGTAAGTTTCCACTAGTTGAAGAAACCCAAGTTGGGTAATACCATGTTCCAGATGAAGGATTCGTATTAGTTATCCCAACATTGGCGGCATTAGTCGCATCAGTTGCAGAGGTAGCCGATGTAGCACTTGTTGCTGTAGCAGCGTTTCCATTTAATGTAACGTTATTATTAGTATCTACTGTTATAACCGCTTTTCCTGTTGTTGCTGTACCATGAGCATACGCCCATATTCCTCTATTTCCGGTCGTAGAAGCTACAGAATATAATGAAATTCCTCCAGCGCCACCCCAACACTGAACATTCTTTTCAGCAGAAGTATCGCTCTCTTCACCGATAACTATTCGACCGCTTGCGTCTATAGTAATCAACTTTTTGTTAGCATAAGTATTTGCACCAACATAAAAACGTACTCCTTGGTCTGACGTAATATACATCCACTCTTCATCGGTTGCATCATCAGTAAAATATTTATTTGTACTTTCGCCTGCACCAATAATTGTACATCCACCGGTACCACCAAAAGCAACTATTGCTCCATATTGGCTAGGTGTAGCGGCGTCTTTTACTTGAATTAAATTGTATGTTTGCGCTGCACTATAAGCCGAATTAAACTTTAATGGGGTACCACTACTTGAAATTATTGGCAAAGGTGTATCTATTCGATTCGCTTGCGCGATTGTTCCAATACCTACTCCTGGATTTCCTTCATATAAACTTAAATGTACTGCTGCTTTAGGTAATACGAAATCAACAGTAGTACTTTTGCCCATGGCATCAGTAGCTATTGCACTAAAGTTTCCTTCCGTTGTTATTGCGTATGTTCCATATGCATTTTGAGTTGCTGTAAGAGTCTTTACACTAGTCGTACTATTACTTACTGTTTTAACAGTAGTGGATCCAGTTTTTATGACTAAACTTGTAATGTAGGTTATGCTGTGCACAGTTGCTTTAGCGCTTAAATTAGCATATGTGCCTTCATTATCCAGAGTTCCTCCAGAAGTAGCTCTCTTCGCCCAAGTATTAGCCATATCAAATACGGGCAATGAATATCCTTTAGCAGTTATGCTAGAAGATATTGTGGATGAATATCCTCTGCTATCCGTTACCGTAAATGTTACGGTCTGTGTATAATCAGAGCTGCTACCGTTTAGCTTAGTTAAACTTGAAGTTATTGTTGAACCACTAACAGTAGTACTAAGAGTACCATATCCAGCAGTAATAGCAGCAGTAATTGACGAAATAGTAGCGTAACTACCAGATCCTACGGATCCAGTTGCTTGCCATTGAACGCCGCTATATCCAGCTAAATAATATCCACCATAAGAAGCAGTATCAGAGTACTTTTTCGGATATCCAGAAACTATTGCAATACTTGGTCCATACGAACTAGGTATGGTTACCTTATATGTTGTTGTATTTGTTCCTACTTGTGTGTTTCCAACGTAAGTTGTCACTTTCGTAGTTACAGTTCCTTCTTTAGCATTTGTTGTTGACTGAAGGAAATTAGCATTTGCTCCATTACTTTTACTTGTTGTTGTTGTTTTAGTCTGGTCAGTATAAGTTATGCTTCCTAAATATCTTTGAACAGTATAAGTACATACTGCTGTATCTGTAGATCCTAATGACCATTGGGCTGTTGCACTATTTACGGCTACAGAAGTAGTGGTCGTAGAAATAGTAGCATTAGGCGCAGAAATTGTTATGTTATTAGTAGCCGTACCTATTGCCGTGCTTCCACTCTTTGTTGTAACAGTTACAACACAAGAAACCGAGGCCAAACTTCCATTTTTCATTACCGTCTTCAATCCAGAAGGTACTGACGCTGTAAACGATGTTGCTTGTCCAGTAGCTAATGAGTAATCAGTGTTATTGTAAGTAAGTTTTACATCATGAGTAAAAGAAGTAGATGCTCTAGTTATCGTTCCAGCAATATTACCAGTAGTATAAATACTGCTGGAAGTTAATGAAAATGAACTTGCTCTTGGAATAGTCTCAAGAGTAAATGTTCCAGATCCGGTGCAAGTCCATGAATTATTCTGACCTACTTTTACTTTAAATGAAATATCAAAGCTTTTACTACCATCGGAAGTATGATTAATAACTATACCGGTCTTAGAATATATCTGTCCTTCAGATCCAACATTGTAATATGTTGAATCATTATATGTTGTTCCATCAACAATTAATTGTTTATCATACCAACCTCTTGTGTAACCGGGACCTAAATTTGATTTTACAGTTCCGGTTACAGAGATTGTTGAAGTGTTGTTTTCTGTAGAGAATGACGTTCTGGTCCAATCAACTTTTACGTAAGTTGTAAGGGTATATCCATCGCCATACCAAGAAGTACTATTGGTATTAAATGTGCCACTTGTAGCCATGAAATCATCTCCTAACTATGCCAACTTATGTTAAGCAATCCATTTGAACGTCTAAACTGCCATCTAGCAGAACCAGATGGATTATCGCCTATTGATAATGAAGGCATTCCTCCTCCATCAGCATCAACCCAAGTTCTGGGATAAGAATATCCTGAAATATAGATTTCCATTCCTTTATCGTAAGTTCTTAAATAATTCGCTTCATCAATAATAACTTCTCCAGTTGTCGAGTCTATGCTAGAAGCTCTATAAACATATGTACCTGTTGACTTTACCTGGAATGCTGTAGCCAATGGTGCTATCTGAGTTTTTATTGTATCTATTCCGGTTTGACTAGTAAGAGTCTCTTTTGCCGCATCTGAGCCAAAAATAGCAGAAACTATAGTTACACCAGAATCACGAATATTTATATAGTTATTAGTAAGGTAGGTTTTTATAGACCCGTTTTCTCCTAACGCATCAGTTATACCATCGCTAACATACCCGTCAATATCCTGAGTTGTCACCATCATACTTATGCTATCGCTATTCTGTGTTATAAATGATTCGGTTTGAGATAACCTATACTCTATTCCCTTTTCGCCATTTATTACTTCATCTATTTCCCCAACACGAGTCTCAATAAGATTATTAGTCTGAATTATCTGAGAACTGTTTTTAGTTATTTCGAAATAAACATCGTCCAATTCATTTTCAGGTACCGGATTACTCCATGTAATAGTGTTGTCGTCATAATGAAACTGCATACATGTATAGTAATATCCAGTTCCAGAATATACTGGAGGCTTTAAACTCCAAGTATTTGGCAGATCACTAAAATTAACTATTTCAACTGTTGGTTTTGCCGGGGCAGTTTTATAATTATTCCAAGCAGATTCGGAGTACATATTAAACGAGTTAACGGTTAATGTGGTTCCTCTATTAGAAGTAACATTGCTTATATAGAACGTGATACTTAATACCGGATCGCCAGTTACGCCAGATACAGTAGTTAAGTCTATATCGGCTTCGTAGTGACTATTCAACAAACTAACACTTTGCATCGATGTAGATCCGCCAGAAACTGGTACATTAAAACCTGCAAATGCATCAGTAATTAACGTAGATCCCTGCATTTCCCAAACAGCGTGATATGTTCCTATTGGAAGATTTACATTTACCGTTGGAGATACCCTCGTTCCTCCACTATCCATAGACATTTCAATGTCTGATAATGATACTACTGCTGTAGGTAAAGTATTCTGCTGCAAATAGTACAATGTTTCAGCTGAGGTTATACTATTGCCCGATTCTCCATCTGCTCCCTGAATCATCTCATAAGATTTTGATGAGGTATTATCATTTTTTGTTATTGTTGTTCTTCTCCAGATATACTGGCCATCAACTTTAGCTGGCATCGTATCATATGTAAATACTGAATCGGATGGGTGCGTTGTTTCACTAGTTCCATAACCATATTTATAAACATATGACTTTACCGATGAATCGACCTTACCCGAAAGAGTGCTCACTGTCGAAGTAAGACCACTAACATCAGAAATGATACCGGCCATAGTGGTCTGTGTTTGTCCATTTTGAAATGTTACCTGCGAAGCGTCTAATGTCGCAAGTTTCTGAGCAGTAATGGTCCCAGCAGCAATTTGTTTTGCCGTAACTGTTTCAGCAATAATATTCTCACCATGCAAACTATTCTTTAAATCGTTTGCTGGTATTGCTGCCCATTCTGCCTCAATTTCCGCCTGTTCTTCGGGTGTCTTACCTTCTTCTAACTCTGCTTTTTTGGTCATGTTAAGCTCATAATAAAGACCATCGGTACCTCTAAGTATTAATTTATCGGCAACAATTGAACCTGCCGCAATGCTGTTAGCGTTTAAAGTACCTCCAACAACCGCATCATTTTGAATTGTTAAACTACTAAATAAACCAGTCTGAACAAGAGCGTTCTGAATAGCCGTTGTTGTAATATTTCCAAAGTTAATATCTGCTAAACTTGCATTTAACCCTTGCACTGTAGCGGTTCCTGCAATTAAATTACCAATAGTTGCCTGTGTAATATTAGCGGCATTTGCGTACAAGAAATTAGTCGATAAATTATTAATAGCTGCTTGACTAATATTTGCGAGATCAATATCTGCATATTCTGCTGACAAATAATTTACAACTGCTTGCCTAGCTAATAAATTTGTTATTGACGCATCTTGCACGTTTAATAAATCTATGGTTGCTAAATGTGCATCTAACCCATCAACATCAATATTACCAGCTACTAAATTCTCAATGGTAGCGTCTGTAATATTAGCAGCATTAGCTTGCAAGTAGTTTGCATTAAGTGTATCGATTACCGCTTGATTAGCAAACAGATTTTCTATAGCAGCAGTACTAATATTAGCAAAGTCAATATCAGCATAAGCAGCATCAAGATTATTAATTACTGTGGTAACATCGGCATACTGATCATAAATAGTATTTACATAATCAGTAATTTCCTGAACAATATCATCTATTTTACCTAAGTCGTTAATAATCTGCTCAATAATATCATTTGTAATATTAATATCTTTAGCCGCTGTTACCTGAGTCTCCGTCAATGATTTGAACTCTGAGCCAAGACTATATACATTATTATCTGGATTTTGTAAGTCTAATGTTATCTTTGTAACTGTGAAAACATTATTCTCGCTACTATCCGTTAATCCATGAGGAGCCGATAATACCTTTACTCTGTCACCTATTTTGAATTTCTCATATGCAACATTTAACTCGTGTAAGTCAACAGCATTTAATTCAAGTTTTACAGCCAAAGATACATTATCTTTTAAATATTGTTCGCCTAATGTCTTAAGTTCAGTAGGATCATCAACATCTGGCCATTCATGAACAGCAAGAATATTACCGAACAAGTTCCTTGCCTGCGTGGTTTCAGCGTCAATGTCCTGTAAATAGTCTTTATTATTATTCACAGAATTAATAGTTGTCTTTAGATACTTCTGTTCCAGCAACTGTACTACTACAGCCATAGAATTAGATATCGGTTTACTATCTTTTTCAGTGTACTGGTTAATAAATTCTCCTGTGATTACAAGGTTTTTAGTAGCCACGTCTCCAGTCCAAGTAACTAAACGCTGCTCGGTTGTTGTAAAGTTACCAGAAGTTAAAGCTGTCTTTTGTTCCACCTTTACTGTTTTTTCAGTGTCCTGAGGATCAGGAAGTCCAGTATCAAAACTAATATCCGCATATAATTTTGTACCATCTTTTCCGGACCATGAAGAAGATCCAGAAGTGGTTTTAACGTAGTAATTTACAGTAATATTTGTTTTTTCTGTTTCCTTACTCTTGCTATTCCTTATTACTTCTAATCTAAAAACATATGTCGGTGCTGATAGAACAGAAGTAGTAGGATCTTGTGATTTATTCTTAACCGGCTCAGTTTCTTTATTAAGAATCTGTCCAGTTTCAACTGCACTGTCATCTAATTCTTCCGCATAGGTAGCTCCTAACGGAATCAATACAGTAAAGAGATCTTCTGCTGAAATATATTGAGTAAGATCAAGCATGTTCTCGCCAAATACAATTGGTTGTGTATTCGTGTTTCCATAACTTGAAATATAGTCTATATATCTATGACCTTCTGAAAGCCTGATCCTAACATATCCACCATACTGATCCAGTAAATATGTATTAAACACGTTCCAAGTTGATGCATAATCAGTAAAAGTAACATTGATATTAGTATTAGCTAAAACAGTAACCTGTCCTACTTCAAACTGCTTTTTCGATTCCATCTGATTATTATGATTAGTAATCAAATCTGTAAAAAATGAAGCAATAGTAGTAGCGTTCGGATCTGGATTTGATGGATCGTCTCCTACAGGAACGCTTTCATATCCCTTTACTATACTATCCAACAAAAAAGCTAGCTCACCTTCACAGTAAACTAGCTTTGTATTGTTGAAATCTCTTTCGTCGTTTAAGATTCTTCCTCTAAATATCTCTTCAGAATTATCATAAACTGTTATTATTGTGGACATTTTTGTAAGTTGGTTGTACATGATATTAGTAACAGGCATTTTGAATCTAAATGATCCACTTTTGTTAGCCTCTAATACCAGTTCTGCATCAAATATTGCACGTCCACTTCCTACCAAACTAGGATGGTAGAGCAAATTGTCATCAGCATAAACTGTATACACTTATAGTCTACCTCCTCTAAACGTTATAGTTACAGAACCGCTACCTCTATAGCTCATCCTAGGATACTCCTTGGTTAGAACTATATTAGCAATGGCTTGCTCGCCAACAGAAAGATCGTAACCATTTCCATTAAAAAATACACGCATATCGGTGCTTCCAGAGGCAACAGTAAACTTTGGCACTATTGGCATACGATAAATATTATCAGTGTAATCTTTGACTAACGCTGACCCAGACTGTCCTGGATTATTCAAAGTATACGTTTCAGTAAAAGCTTCTCTACGGTACTTAAAAGGGTCTAAGTCATAGTCAAACGAAATAACCGAATAATTTTCTTGCGTATCCCAGGCATTTACATTTATCCTTCCTGTATAATACCAATCCGGATAAGAAGTATCGCCTGCTTCTTTTAGTTCGTCTTCCATAAATATTCTTTCAACCTGTTGACCATGAAGAAAATCCATAATATCAGAATATAGATTTGACCATAGAATAGGCTTTTCATTCATTACTATGAATTCCCAAGTACCTTTTCTGTTACCATAAGTCACATCCCCAGTTAAATATTCTGTTAAGTCTATTACGCCATTTGAGCCCGGTATCTCAATGATCGTTTTCTTAGGCTCTGGGGGAGCCACGGAAGGTCTGGAGGAAGGTACTAAGTACCAGTCGGACCATGTGTTTTTTGATTGACTATTACCTTTGTCGAAAGTTATCCCGTAATACATTAGTACGTATTCCCCCTTCCCTTATAAGTGGAAATGGTGCCTAGTGCTTTATCCATATTGGGGGCAATTGATCCAACTAAAGCACCACTATCCATGACGATCTTCATACCCATGATTTCTTGAGTCATGTTATTGAGATCTTCTTTGAGACTAGCAACAGCATTTGCTATTGTATTGCCTCCATTTTGAATTTCTATAGAATTCGATAAGCGACGACTTGTAACACTTCCGGATAGTGCCAAGTTGTAATCGTCACCTAATATGTTCCTCATTTGATTAGCGCCAGAATTGACATCTGAAAGGTCAAGAACTGGTCTAATAACAGGCTGATTTTGGAAGGAATCGTTGGAAATCGCATCTCCTATTCTAGAAATTGCAGAATTCATCCCTGCTATTGATCTATCTCCCATTTCAGTTGTCGCCTTTGATACTGAACCTAATGAGTTCGTAATACCTTGTACAAAACCTTGTGTTGCAAAGTCACCTATTTCAGCAAACACCTTTGATGGTGAATGCTCGTCTAATGTATTACGTAATTCGCGTATAGCGGCATTTCCCATATTTCTTGCTGCTCTTGTGACCAAATATGTTTTATTGTAAAGTGCATTAGCAAAACCTTCTGCACCATCAGACGCAGCAGTAGTAAAACCAGATCTAATATCAAAGTTTTCTTCTATTTCTTTACCAATTGACTTTACTGTTTCTATTACACTAGGCTTTTGTTCTTCTATTCCTTCTGTTAATCCATCTCCCATTGCTGAAGCAAATGATCTACCAGCTTCCATAGCCGAATCAGGATCAAGATTTCTAGCCGTATCAACCTTGATGGCATCCAGATATGAAGCCCATTTTTCTCCATAAACTGGAACCATACTAATTAAATTTTGTAACGTTAATACTATGAAATTCCATATAGATCCTAACAATCTTCCTATAGCATCTAGTAACGGCTGGCCATAATTTTCAATAGCATCTGCCAATGAATTAATGACTTCAACTATCAACTCAAATAAAACATCAACAATAGGCCCTACATAGTTTATCAGTGCTTTAACGGCTTTAATCACTATATCCGCTAGGTACATTACTATGACCATTATGTTTTCATCAATTCCTAATAGTATAGCAACAACTACTGTAAAAATAGTATCGACAAGTCTAGGAACAACATCTTTTATTCCATCTAGTACTGCATCAATTATCTTTACTACTGCCTTTACTATCTCGGTAGCTGATCCGGCTATTAAATTAACTAACGAAACAATGGTTAAATGTATTTGCTGAATTATCATTGGAAGTAAACTTGCAATTGAAGTAATTATTACAACCAACGCCGCTGCAATTTCTGATGCACCCACTGAAATAGCGGTTGTTAATGCTATAATACCAGCAGCCAACGCTACAGTACCTATTCCAATTAATGCAAACGCTGCTCCTATTGCTAATAGTGTCACTTCATGGCCTTTTAATGCATATACTGCAATAGCCATTATTGCCAATGCTCCTGCAATTGCTACCAATCCTTTTCCTATATCTTCCCAGTCAAGTCTACTTAATATAAACATCGCTGGAGCTAATACTAGTAAAGCATTGGCCATTACTAATACCGCAAATGCACCAGCCAGAGAGCCCTTCATTGCGTATGCGGCCATAGCAAATATAAGCAAACTTGAACCTACAACCATTAGCCCATTACCTATCTGGTCCAAAGACATAGTCGCAAATACTTTCATAGCAATAGCGAATATAAGCATGGAAGTCGCTAATGTGGCAATTCCTGCTGATGGACCTCTCATATTGAGTCCTTTTGCAAACTGCATAAATACTGCTAATTCTAACAGGATACCGCCTAATGCTAGCAAACCTTTTCCAATACTTGTTAGGTCCATAGATCCTAAAATCTTAATTGTCGCTGCAAAAAGGACCATAGACAAAGCCATTTTGATTAATCCTTTGGAATTAACTCCTTTTATAGATTCTGATGCACCAGAAACCATAGTCATTATTACAAACAACCCGCCAAGTCCTTTTAAGATACTAGTTACGTCCATGTTGCCAATAACTTTTAAAGCAAACGATAAAATAAGCAAGGATGTCGCGAATCCAATGAGACCCGCAAATTTCTTGCTCATATCGCTACTAAATTTCATACTGTCAAACGATTTCATGGCATGCGCTAATCCCTGAGCTAAAGCGCCAAGAGCAGCAACAGATACTAGTATTTTGCTTGAATCAATCGTACTAAGAACCCATAAAGATGCGGCTAAAATAGCAATAGATATTGCAAATTCCTTTATTTTAGGAGCTTTTACTTTTTCTTGAATCGCCTCTAAAGTATTAGAAATATCTTCTAATAATTTACTTATTCCGCTCTTTTCTTTTCCTGATTTTGTTAATTCTTTTACCCATTTTATAAGATTTGCTAATAATCCGCCCATTAATCCGGTATTTATTAAATTACCAACATCTTGCAGAGTTAACGCTCCAAATATTTCCTGGATACTTCCCCAAATAGACTTGGCAACTTCTTTAATTTTCTCACCTATTTTGATTAATAGGACAAATAAGCTTTCTATTAAATTAAATTTCTTTTCTGTTTCGCTAGTACTTCCGCCTCTAATGGCTGAAAACAGATCAGTTATAGCATCACTAATACGTTTTACGCCTTCTGAAGATGGAATAACATAGTCGATAAGAGTAGTTAAAAAATCAACAATTGGCGTTAAGTCAGAATTCTCTATAGTATCACTTATAGCTTTTCCCAAACTACCTAAAATATCCAAAAGATACTCTATAACTGGCCGGGCTACTTTTCCTATTAGTTTTGCTCCAGTAGATATTATCGTTAAATATCCTTTTAATAAACTGAAAACACCTTTTGCAATATTTTTAATATTCTCTATTGTTTTGCTACTAATTTCTAATTCTGAAGAGAATCTATGCAATCTATCAATTAAATTTCTAACTGTATCGACTGTGGCTGGAGGAAATACTTCTGCCCAAGCTTCGCTAATAGGCTCTAGTAATTCTTTTAGTTTATTGTATAGGTTAACTACTGATTCTAATAATCTGACACGATAACCAGAAGTAGTAACCTCTCCAAATTTATCTAAATATACAGAAGCTTCTTCGGCACTTAATCCAAGTTCTTCAAATGTTTGTGAAAGCATCTCATTAGAAATCAAACCCTTTTCACTAACGCGTTCCAAAGACCCGAATTTCTCTATTAATTCTTCCAATGAATATTCTAAATTAACTATGTTTCCTTCTTCATCTTCTACAGTTCCATAAGTTATTGAGAGACCTTTTCTAACTTTTAGCATCGCTTCTTCAAATTCTTCAGCAGAATGTCCACTCTGTTCTAGGGTATTTAGCATGTCTTTCCAAGTATCTCTATGATATAAAGATTCTTGCAGTAGACTCCCTATTTCAGATAATGGTCCAGCGAATACCTCCCACATCTCATTAGCTAAATCAGTCCATAATAATTTAGCATCCTGATAGTCACCAAAAATAGTTTCAAAAATATTCATGAAACTAGATGACACTGCATCTTTTGTTGCTTCTATTGCCTCATGAAAAGTTTTTGCTTGCTGCGCCGCTATAAATGCTTCTCTTCCTACGGAATTATAAGAAATATATAAAGCTTCCGCTTCTGTCGCTGAAATTCCCAATGAGTCGGCAATACTTTCGAAATCAGCAGCAGTTCCAGAGTAATCATTTTGATTAAATACTCTATCAATTTCTCTCATTGCTTGGTTTGCAGTACTAGATCTTAAAGAATCCTGTACTATTTTTACCATATTGGCATAGGCACCATATTCATTAAGAACGTTCTCTAGTACTTCGTTGTCAAACCAACCTTCAGAAAGGTTCTCTCTAAAATTTTTAAACGATACAGTTTTATCAGTACCTTTTACTAGATACTGCATTACACCATCTGCATCTTCGCCTACTTCTACTAATCTTCCTAAAGCTTCTGCTGTTTCAAGAACTTGCTCTTTAAAAGCTTTAGTTCCCATATTGGCATTTTCTATAGATTTCCAGTCAATAAGTTGAACAGATCCTATTCCCATTGACTGAGAAAGATTATACATGGCTCTACTAGCAGCCGCTGTACCAGCACCAGATATAGCCGCCCAAGTCGCTATACCCTGCATTGCCGTAACCGCGGATTCTAATTGAATACCTGCCGAAGTAAACTTACCAATATTGGAAACCATGTCTGTGAAATTATACGATGTTTCATCAGTAAACCAGTTTAGCGCTTCTAATTGCTCATTTACTTCCTCAATTGATCGTCCTGTCGCAGACATAATGGTTTGAACAGCCGTTGTTTTTTCTTCATACTTCGACCAACCAGACGTTACCTGATCCAAAGTCAAAGACTTAGTTAAATGCATTGCCTGATCGGTTAATCGTTCAAGCACTCTTTTTCCAATAATATACATCCAGTCGAACTTAAGTCCGACCTGAGTTAAACCTTCTATAGTATTGTGAAAATCTAGTTGACTTGACGCAGTTCCTAAGCTTAATAAGCCAGCCGCAACTGCTTTAAAATCTAATTTTTCTTTTAATTTATCTAATGTTGACATGCTCTTTTTGGCATTTCGTTCGAAATCCGAATTGTCAAACTGCATTTCAACTACTTTTCTATCTATAGTTGTGCTCACTTACTCGTCACATCCTTCCACGCATTATCTGCTATTTTTCTAAATAATGGTCTCATTGAAGGATTGATGTAATCAATTCCGTGAACAAAACCTCCATTACGAGTTGCATGACCATACTGCAAAAGGATAGCTATTGGAATTCCATTTTGAATATTGGAGTTATAGAAGTTCAACTTTATTATTCCATCGCCTCTATAGATCTCATAATACCATGAGTTAGCTGTTTCTCCGGTATCTTTAGGCGTTGCATTTCTTAAAAGCTCTACTCCTTCTTTACCATATTTATCTAATTTACTAGCATTAAATATGGATTTAGTTCTTTCGAAAAAATTAGAAAGATTTTTGAAATCTCCTTTTTGTTTTAGTTTAATCATTGCAAAAGAGACTCCTTTCTATTTAATAAAAACTATCCTTTTGAGTTTAACGATTTTCTTCTAGCAGCATTTAATGCTGTGTTTCTAGCCATTAATTGCTGTTTAGTCATCTTCTTTTTATTTGAACCTTGACTATTATTAACATTGCAAACCCGTATCAACATTAGCAGCCTATTAAGATGCCATTTTTGAAATTCTACAGGAATGTTCTGTGCTATCATCCAGTAATAAATAACCTCCGAGGTAATTGGTTTACTTGAACCTTTTTTATTATCTCTTTCGTTTATCGTTGTGGCGGTCATAGGATCATCCATATAGTTTCGAATGTCCTCATAGTTTTTTTCTGTCAAATAGTCATATACTTCATCATTTACATTTTGTGTTATGGTCATGCATTTAATGTAGTATTTCATTTCTTCACGAGTTTTTACATCTTTTTTATTGTTCGTGATGAAAGGTTTATGGTATTTAGATTCCCATTTTGAAATTGAGACTAATGAATGCTCTAATGAAATTGTTGCTCCTTCAAACATTACAAACTCATTAGTTTTTTCGTTCCATAATTCTTGTTCCGGTATAGTTATTTTGAGCATGTTACTTTACACAACTTTGCTTAGTGCTTCTTTTTTAGCCTGTGCTTCTTGCTCCTCTACTCTCTGAGCAATTTCTGCAGGGAGAATGCCTCTAACAAAGTTTCTTGCTGAATTTTCATCACGAATTAATTCCATAAATAATTTATTATAAGCTTCTGTTTGCTTAAAATATTCCGAAATTTCTGATGACTTATTAAATCTTCTTCCATCTTCAGATTTTTCACCATAAGATGCTAATATTAATCTTTCAACCATATTAAGCATTGAATCAACGTCTTTTGTTTCTATGATTTTGTTAATACTATTCTCCAGCCCCCCATTGGTTGCAAATTCCATCTTTGTCAGCTCTACTTCTGACAAGTTGAAATAAAAATCTTCAGTTCTTGTATCTCCGTTGTAGTCAACATAAGTAATAGATTTTTTTAACATAATTCTTTCTCCTTTTCATGATAAAAAAGAGGGGCGAGGAACTTCCCCGCTCCCTCATAAGTAATTAAGAAATTGTAACTGTTACAGCGTTTGAGAATCCGCTATCAAGATATCCAGCGGCCTTAGCCTTAGCAGTGAGTACATGTTCTCCTTCATCAAGACCTAATCCTGAAATCGCAGTTGATGTTGTTGCGCCAGTCTTAGCAATATTCTTTACGAATGCATTGCCTTCATATACATCAAATGATTCAGCATTAGAAGCTGCGGCAACAGCAAAGGTAATATTGCTGCTAGCTATTGCTAATGTCGGTGCACCTAATCTTGTTGGAGCTCCTGACATATCAGCAATCTGATCTGGTAATAATAAAGTTGAATCACCATTTTCAGAACCAAAAATTGCATCTTCAATGCTTGCTAACGTAGCAGCTGCAACTTTAGTTGAATCGATGATAATATGTGCTGTTGGTTTTGCACCTTCAACATTCACTGGTGTGGTTGAGAAATCCCAAGAGAATGTAATTGCGTCTGGGCTATCATTAATTGTTTCATAACCCTTCTCTGATGGAGAAGCTAATGCTCCGTATACTAAGTGGATCTTGTATCCGTAGTCACTACCATCAACATCATTACCTAATCTTGTTCTGTAAGCCAGACCAAACTGTTTACGAGTCTGCTGACCCATTACGATACCAGTTACTAATTCTGCTGAACCATCGCATTCCATAAATTCATCAGGATATGTGTATGCTTCAATAGAACCGCCAAACTGTTCGACCGACATCAGGTTCAAGTACTTAATGTTATCAGCCCATAAAGCTGTTGGTTCGCCACCTTCTGGTGATTCGTTTACGGCTGTTAAACCGTTCCATACTACACCATTAGCATAAGAACCATTATTCTGCATAACGAACAAAACACCATGGTCTACACCGGTTTCGAATAGACGTTCGCCTGTGGCATCCCATACTAATCTTGCCATAATTTATTTGTCCTCCTATTTGTAATAAACTGTAAAAACATCGTGATTTAGATTATCTGCAACATAATGTCTATCAAATCTAGACATAGGGAATAGAGAAAGTGAATCCACTATCTCACTATCTGGATCAGGATCAACCACGATAACCTGGTATGCACGATCCTGTAAATAAACATTATTGTCTGCAAATCGATTATCTATATCACTTCTTGAATATATGATTGCTGGGTAACTCATTTTAATATTTTCTGGAGGTTGGTAATAAACGTTTCTAGAACCCAAAATATTACATAGTTCCTCATGAAAAAGTAGTCTGTTGTTCAGATTACGCATTCCACAGACCCCCTAACGTCATGATTAACCTTGGATACTCTGGTTCTATGCTTGTTACTTTCCACTTAGAACCCATATGAGTTACATATTTTATAAGGCCCATATTCTCGATAGCAAATTGGTCGTAAATTACGCTAACTTTAACCAATAGGTCAACATCGTCGTTAACTTTACCACCGTTCTGCCACCGATAACTTTGGCTTATAACATCTCCCTTATAGCCTGACTTCTCAACAATCTGAGCTTGCCAGACACCCGGTCTTATTTCAGTGGTAATTTCGAACCCAATTGTTCCGTAATATTTAGCCATTTTGAATTATTCCTTTTATTCTTCTTCTGGTTCCGGAAGAACGAGATCTGACAGATCGTAAAGCTGTTCTACAACAACTTCGCCGTCAGTAGCAATAACGATAACCTTCTGTTCATCCTTATCTGAAATCTTGAAAGCACCATTCTTATCTGGATCCTCAATAATTTCAGCTAATCCTGAACCTCTGGAATGAGTTAATCCAACTTTAACACTTGTTGCTTCGGCTGGTAAGGTGAACTTAAGAGCTAAGAAGTAGCCAGGTCCCCAATAATCAGCAAGAACACCTTCCTCTACATACTTTAAAGTACCTTCAATTTTGCCATTAGCTACAACGACATCATCTTCCTGTAAAGTAGATACTAATACCTTTTCTCCAAAGTCTAATTCTGTAGCCTGGGCTTCTGCCTCAACTACGACAGCCTCCGTACCAATAGTATAGGTATGACTAAAAGCATCTGAAACAGCTCCATTTGCTGCTAATTTAACAGGAGTTACATAGTTTTTGCTTCCGTCAACGATTAAAAGCATTCCCTTTTTAAAAGCATCCTTAACCTCTTCTTCTTTGAGTGGAACTGGGAAATTTGGATTGCCCCATAAGGCACTATCATTAGCATACGCAACTAACGCCTTAATATGAAGATCATCAGCATGTTCGTAAATTTTTTCCATGTTAAAATCCTCCATTAATTATTAGTTATTAGTCTCTTTCCTGTTCAATTACATATCCTTCTGGTAAAACATCATTGTCGTTTGGTGTTACATCAGCTTCTGCCTTCTGAAGAACGATTGCACTCTTCGGCTTTACTAATGCACCTGAGCAACGAGTTTCAATTAAATACTTCATCTGGTTGTAGTCAATATCGAAGTCATCAAACATGTTGACTGCTCCGCCCTTATCTGCACCTACATAGTAGTCGTTTAAGTTAACGATTACACCATAGAAGTCTTCAGGAATGATTTCGTCTGGTACTTCAACAATTTCTTTTACTCTCAGCTTAGTAGCAAGTTCGCCTTCTGTCTTATACAAAGAATGACCAAAGCCATCTTCTAATAGTAACATATCAGACAGCATATCTGCGCCAACGTATAATGTTGGAGAACCTGTTCCTCTATAATCCTTACGAGCCTTAATAGCTGCACGGATAAAGTTCTTAGCTGTGGCATCAGCATCTGCACCAGCAGCAACTTCTGCAGGATATGCATACAGGTTAGCCTGTGTATCCTTTACAATTGGACGAATATTGCCTTCGTTAATCTTATCATCGGTTCCAGCAGTTCTGCCATCACCAAATAAGAATGCTCTTGCTAATTCTTCATCCAGCATCATTCTCATTTCGCCCTTCAGCCATGCTACTACGTCGAAATCTGTAATATCAATTACATCATCTCTATCAAGTTTCTGCTTCTTATAAACAGTCTGAGGAGTTGTGCTTCTCTTTAACAGGCCAAATACTTCTTCTTTCTTTAAGTTGCCCTTAATATAACCTAAAGCTCTTGCTTCTTCGCCTGTAATATCAGCGTGCATAGACTTAATTCTTGAGAATGGTGTATGATGAACAGCACCCATAACCTTTCTTACCCAAGTCTGATCTCTCTGAATCCAATCAGGAGTGTTAGATACAGCCTGAGCTTCTGGGAATAAATATTCGATGTTTGTGATGCCATGCTGTAAAGCACTTTCTGATAAAGATCCGAAACGCTTAGCATCGCCAATGATTTCCATCATTTCTGAATGACTTAATACGTTCTCGTTATTCTGTTCTTCTGTGTCAAAAATATTGTGTTTCATATCTTCGTCTCCTTCTTCAACATCGGCACCCTTGTCTTCCAGAGCAGCACCGATTAATGCATAAACTACATTCTTCTGCTCTTCTGTCAGTTCGTCAAATACATCCTGTACAGTCTTTTCTTTCTTTTCTTCTGGCACTTTAGGCTCCTCCTTTACTTCCTCTTTTGGTTCTTCGGCCTTTTCATCAGCGTGACTTAGTTCAAGCGGTTCGTTCATAAACAGAATGCTTTCTTCTTCATCGTCATAATAATCATCATCGCTATGAACTACTTCGATACGTGCACCTGGATTGGCACCTGCTAAAACTAAACTAACTTCTCTAATTACACCATGAAGCACGTTTCCACGATTCTGCTGTAACTGATTAGCGTAGATTGAAACAGATGTTACATCACCATGCTGTACTAATGACTTGGCCTGCTTACCAGGAACCGTATCATTAAAAATACCATACATATAGACACCTTCATTACGGTTCTCTAAATATGCATGGCCTAATGTATTTAACGGATCATTATGCTGGTGATTCCATACCATTGGAACTTTTGTACCATCCTGCTGAATAAAGGCATCCTTCATGATGGTTCTGCCATCCGAGCATTTAATGTTGTTCTTAGTTGCCCAGCCACAGAAGTCATAAACTGTCTTATAATCTTCCATTTTGAATTTTGCCTCCTATTTTATAAGTTAAAATTTTGGAGCATGCTTACCGGTGTGTTGGCGAATTCAGGTACCTCGCCTTCCATGCCCTCTGCTCCTCGCGCGCCCTGTCCTGCAAGTTCTTGATTAGACTGGTTAAGATTCTTATTGCGTAATTCATCAGCATTCGGATCGTTAGAAGGCTTTCTTCCGATAATCTGCCTAATTTCATTACTTGATAAGATTTCATTCCTAGTGAACGAATCTGCGATAGTTGCAATTTCTGTAACTGGAACGAGTTTAAATGGATCTCTGAAATACATTACTGATTGGTGCTGCGTTCTAGCTGTCTTAGTTAAGAATTTTCTCTTAGACTCATCTGCAATAGCAGCAACGATCGGTTCAATAGTTCTTGTATAGTAATTGGTCATAGTCTTATCGTCAGCTGTGCCATTTAATACATCTTCGTTTATCCCCAACTGGCTATATAGCATACTCGTCAAGTATTCAATCTGACTCATTAAATTGTTTTCAACTGGTCGATTCAACTGTGTAATCTTTTCGGTTCCATCTATGTATGCAATGCCATACTTGGAACCCGTTAACTGATCTTCAATTAATTTTCTTCTCTGTTCAGCCTGCTTCTGACGAATATCAGTCTTTACAGTGTAAGGTAACTGAATAATCAGGTCCAATTTAGAAGAACTATTTTGTTCATCAATGAAATCCAATAAACTTAATTTTCTAATCAATCTTTGCATGGTTGAATTTGGTTCGTTTATTACAGCGTATAAAGGATTTTCTACAATACCTACCATTTCTTTAGGAAGAGTAATATCTTCTTTCTGACCGGTACGATCATTGTATACATTCATCTTTACATGTTGAGGAAACCAACCGATAATCTTTCCAGTACGCATAGTTTTTATATCATATGACGTTGTTCTAAGAGGGTCACCGACAGTGTCAACAGGTACCATTGCAACACAACCCTCGTCCATCATAGACATAACAATATCTTGCACGAATGATCGACCCGTTTGATCAATATTCGCCTCCAAATTAAAACAATTGTCTAATCCTGAATGGATAACTTCTTCGAATCGATCTTCGTCGTTAGTTTTAACGTGGTGAATGTTTATACTAGCAGTGTCAAGAGCTATTCTATTAAATATAGACACAACAATTGTTCGTTCATTACTCAACAATAACCTAGGTCTATCTGGCCTATAGGAGGTTTGAATTCCATAATCCTGATAGACATAATCACCCGTCGAGTCCTTATTAAAAAAAGCATTCCAGGCTTTCTGGAATCTATCTTTTAAGGCCATAATATAACCTCCTTAGAGTTCGTTTATAAAAAAAGACAATTATTCTAAATTGTCTTTCTCTTCTTGTAATGATTCGATTTCTTTCCATACTTCTTCTAATTTTTTGTCATCTAGCCTATTACAAGAAGTCATTAATTCAAATAATTGTTTTTCTTTTTCTTTTTTTTCTTCTTTTTTATTCATAATATAATCATCTCCATAATACAGAATATTAAAAATGCGAATATTAAACAATTAGACCCATAGTTAATAAATATGCCTTAGCTCTTTTCGAAAAAACATGATTGGATGTTGCAACATTATATGCGGCTTTCAATTGCTCGGATTTAGTTACTCTATGTTCACCCAATTTAACTAAGTCGTTTTTTGCATTAAATACTATCATTGGTGCCTCTGCTATTTTATCATTTATATCATGAAAATCCAATAACGCATTATAGCCTTTTTTCATAAAATGGCTTCTTACGGCATTTGCGTCATCTCCACCTCGAACTAGAGCCCACATAGCCTGTGCGTACAATTGACCATCCGACATACTTTTTATTGAAGATAGTATTGATGATTT